ATGAGCTATAGCCCCACGAGGGTCAGGTGAGTTATGCCGCGAAAATATGCGAGGGGTGATAACGCAGTAGGTATCTGCGGGCGCAGCGGCAGGAAAATGCTTCTTCGGGACATGGTCTTTGACGGCCAATTCCCGAACATGCGAGTCGATCCGGAGTGGTATGAGCCGCGCCACCCGCAAGAGCAAATTGTCCGAGTCAACGACGCTGTTTCGCTTTACCGGCCAAGCGGAGAAAGCAGGCAGATCGAAGCGCCTGTTCTATCGTTAGTCGTATCGAACGTGAATTTTGAATTGTCGTGGACAGAAGCCGAGGCTGCGGACACGATGATTGATCGTTATGAGCTGTGGCGCAGGGTAGGGACCGGCTCATTCCAGCTTGTATCGACGTTCCACGTGGAACGTGACGAGTTTGGCGGGATCACTTCGAATCCGCTTTCGAGCTCTCAGCTAGTCACAGCGCTTGACATATCACACTCTTTTTTCATCCGCGCTTATGCCATCACTGGAGAAAGCGTGGACTCGAACACTGTCAACGGTCTGGTGTCGGTCCCGGCTTTGACGATTGATCTGCCAATGACCTACGACCTGCAACAGACATTCTCGGGCCTTACTTCAATCACGACTGCCGGTCTTGCGGTCGCGGTTCCCGATGGGCTGGTGATCTCTGCTGGGCGGACTAGGCTATCAGGGACAGTCACGAATTTTTCTAACTATCACAACAATCAGCCATATTCGATTCAGCTAGGGGTCAAGCCGTCGGATGGGCTGCATCTGGTGAATGGCTCCTCGACACTGCTGTCGTTTTTCTCTCACGAGCAGCAGAGTGGGGGCGTCAGGCTAGAGATGAATTACGGGGAAATCTCTGGCATCTCCGCGACGACATCAATGCTGAACAAGCGAGGTCGCATCAATTACCGGATGATGGGTAGTTCGACGAGCCGTCCTTTGGCTCGCTTCGGATGGCGTTTTGAGTGGAGACGGCACGAAAGCCCGCTGAACGGGCAGACATTGGTCTATCCACAGGCGCTGAAAGTGTACAACGGGAACATCGTGTACACGGTTCACGCCAACGATACGATGACCAAGTTCTATGAGGTGAATCCAGCTACTGGAGCGGTACTCAGGTCCTGCACGACGACTGCGTATCCGCACATCAGCGGAATTTGCCGGTCTCAGGCAGGTGAATACTACTGCATTGATTTTCGCCAGAGCGGCGGAAGCCGGTTGCTGAAGTTCAATCTTGAGCAGAGCCTTGCGACAGGGTCTCTGGTTGTTGACTGGGAAGCCACGCTCAGGAATCAAGACGGCAGCATGGAGTTTTTCACGCATGCCGGGACGAATTACTTCTGCATCGCGCAATTCAGTTTATCGAACGTAAGCCAGCTCACTCGAATCTGGCCGGTGTCGGTGCTTGGCCCTAGCTTCAATCCGATAGAGACGACTCCGACCAAGACGTGGACGAACAACGGTCGGACTCAGGGTTTGCGGATGTACGGCGGCTTCATGTACGAGAGCAACAATGCCGCATCCGATGCAGCGAACTCTTCGCGGTTTGGAGTCGTCAACAAGCTCGACATCGCAACGTTCATGACATCCGGGGCGAATGGCGCAAGTTTCACGACCTTCCTGACGGATGCGTGGGCGGCTCCGAGCGGTTATCCGGAAGAGCTCGATTTTGATGCCAACGGTCGGCTTTGGATCGGCACGGAAAGCAACGTCAATTTCAATGACGATCTAGATGGGTGGTGCTCGATCTGGTCATGTCCAGTATCCGAGCTTGGGCTGCCGCAGGAGAATCACTACACGTTCAACCTGAGCTTCCCATCGCCGGGCAACGTCACGGCGAACGTGTACATCAATGCAAGTTTGTTCGAGACGCGATCACAGACTCATTCCCTGCCGACGGCTACGAGTTCGACGATTCGGGTTGGTTTGCCGAATGGACTGAACGTCAACACCGAGGATTACGCTTCTCACTTTGATGGGTTCGTGCGCCGTCTGCACATGCGGGCGACTCAAATCAATACAGCAATCATGAAGTATGTCGCTGACGGGAACACAGAGCCGGATGCTCTGACCGCGCATACGGTTCCTATCGTGAACCCGGGCGGCGAATCTGGCGTTACCGGCTGGACCAACGAGATCGGAGGTCTTGCAAACAGATCGACCAGCCCGAGCCCGCGTTCTGGCAGCAGTTATTTCTTCGGAGGACCGAATCTAGAAACTCTTGTTCGACAGAGGTTTGATCTGCTGAGCGTCACCGGGCTTGCGAATCAGACTGCTCTAAATAACGCTCAGATACGTGGGTACGTGAAAATTTGGCAGGCCGCATTCAGTTCGACGGACGACGACGTTCAGTTGGGCGTTCGCTGGCTCGACAGTTCTTTGACGCAGCTATCTTTCAGCGAGTCTGACAGGAGCCGTCCTGCTGAGCCGCAGCAGTGGTTCGCAAGGCATGTTGCGGTCAATGCGAACTCTGGATCTCGCTACATGGACATCACGATTCGGATGAACCGCAATGCCGGGACTAACAACGACGGTTACGTAGACGACGTGACCGCGACGGTGTACAGAATATGAGCCGTTTTGCTAAAGGCAAGCAGGCTCTTGCTCTCTGCCAGAGGTCAGGCAGGAAGATGCTTTATCTGGACACCGTGTTCGATGGCGTGTATCCGAACATGCGAGTCGATCCAGCTTGGTACGAGGGTAAGCACCCGCAGGAGAACATTTTCCGGGTTGACGACCCGGTCACGCTGTACCGGCCTGCTCCCCCAAACTTCCGGACAGAAGCGCCTGTTCTGGACGCCGTGATCAGCGGCCAGAACATCAATGTTTCGTGGACGGAGGCGTCCAGCGATGAGGGGATCGTCCTCAGCTACACGCTCTATCGGGCATTGAATGACGGGGATTTCATCGAGGTAGGGACGTTCCCAGTAGTCCGGGCTTGGGACGGCAAAGTCACATCGATGCCGCTGTCGTATACGCAGGTCGGTTACGTTAGTGGCACAACCTACCGTTTCTACGTAGTGGCGAACGGAGGGATATTCTCGCTGGCTTCCAACATTGACGAGGTCACGCCAGTCTTCGTCTCTCAACCGGTTCAGTACGTCGCAGGCAGTGCGGCTTTCATTGATCCGGGATTACCGACCGCGTTCACCAACCCGCTGACTATCGACTGGACACAGTTCCCGATATCAAGTCCGCTTTTAAACGCCGTGGCAGTCATCTCGTTCGCGGCAATCACGCTGAGTCCGACTGGGCCAACGAGCGTAACGTTTGCAGGCATCAACGCAAATCTTCAGCACCACATCAGCCCGCGACAACCGAATGTCATTCCCGGCCCAGCAACAGAATACCTGCACATCGTCAACGCGATTGTCCCGCTACAGTCTGTGAATACCACGACGCTGCCAAATCGCAACGTGGTCATCACTTGGCCGTCTGCGGCGACGTATTTCGTTGAAGGCACGATGCTGGCTTTTGTCAACGTGTCAACCGCATCTAACAATTTCGGCTCGGGCACTCAGTCATTTGACGGGACGCTAGACCTACTTGATTTGCCGCTTGCAGCGCCGTTAAACGTGCCCGCTGGTTCAGCAGTGGTTGCAATTGGCGCGGTCAATACAGGGGACGACGTTGAACCTGACTTCCTGACGAACACGGCCAGAACTAGCTCGCTGCCTACTGATTTTCTGTTTCCGTCTGGCAAGACCATAAACCTTGCGGGTGGATACGCCAGCACTGTTGCCTACCGGCTATATTCAAGCGCAGTGCCTTCTGAAATCTTATGGATGAGTCCCGGACAGGTGTCGGTTGAGGCTGGATTCGGCAGAGTTTTTGTTCTGGCTCAAGCGTGAGTATTTGACATGCCAAACCTTGCATGGACATACAACTCTCTAGTGGCGGCGCTTCAGGCGTGGCCATCTAATTCAGACACTGGCTACGTGGCTGATCTGGATCGGATCATCGGTCTTGGCGAACTTCGTCTCGTCCGCGATTTGAATCTGGAGATTTTTGATCGCGAGGATACTTCGATCACCATGACGGTCGGGGTTAGACAAGTAAACAAGCCAGCCAACAGCGTTCAGATTCGATCTGTTGGAATCATCGTCAGTGGCGAATACTTGCCTTTGTCTCAAAGGAGCAGGGATTACTGTCGGCTTTTCGCGCCTTCAAACGCTACTCAAGGTGTTCCAGAGTATTACGCCGAGCTGTCATCAACGCAGATTTACGTCGTTTTGACTCCAGATTCTGCGTACCCAGTCCATTACCGATATGTTGCTCGTCCCTTGGATTCCCTCAACAGCGGTCAGCCGACAGCTACTTCTTGGCTTTCATCTAATGTTCCTGACGCACTGTTCGCAGCGTGCTTGATGGAAGCGGAACACTACCTGAAAGCGGATGATCGGTACGAGGACATGAAGAAGAAGTATTACGAGGAGCTGCTGCCAGTGGCGCGCGCTGAGCTGCGTCAGTCGATTCGACGCGGAGACTACAATCCGTTCCAGCGTTCAGCTAGTGGAGCATAACGATGCCAGATACATTCACGTCAATTTTGCGTGTTCGTCTTCAACAGACTGGAGCGAACACGAATACGTGGGGCAATCTGCTAAACACCGCTGCATTGCAGCTTCTTGAAGATGCGATTGCTGGCAAAGTCAACATTACTCTTGCAGGTTCAGACGTAACGCTCACGACTGCGAATGGAGCGAACGATCAGGCTCGCTACGCGGTATTGAACCTTGTCGGTGCTCCGGGCGCTGCGCGCAACGTCATCGTTCCGAATCTCTCGAAGCCATATTTGGTCATCGACTCTACGACAGGCGGGTTCCAGCACACCATCAAGACCGCTGGTGGTTCAGGCGTCACGATCCCGGCAGGTGGCCGTCAGATCGTGTACTGCGATGGCACAGACGTTGTAAACATACAAGCAGACAATTCTGGCACGCCACCGCTTGCAACGAATGCGCTTCAGTTAGGCGGCATTCCTGCGGCAAGTTACGCACGTCTTGATGTATCGCAGAACTGGACAAGAGGGCAGGCGGTTAATTTCAGCAACCCTGCCGACGGTCCGACCATCACCATTGACTGCACGCTGTCGAACAGCTTCCGCACTGTTCTCGGTGGCAACCGAATCATCGCTCTGAACAACCCGAAGGATGGTCAGGAGATTGACGTATGGCTGGTGCAGGACGGCACGGGCGGCCGCACGGTTACTTGGCCTGTTACCGTTGTCTGGGAGGGAGGAACGACACCCGTACTGTCTACTGCTCCCGCCGCGATTGATCGGTTCAGGCTGAAGTACAACCTTGCCACAAACCTTTGGAGCGGCGAGGCGATCCTGAACTCTGCCTCAATCAGCTCCTCGACGATCAATTTGATCATCGACCGCAATGAGATGGACGTTGACGTGTACGCACGCGCTGGTTCTCCGGCGAATCCAGTGACGGTGAACGTCACAGTCGAAACGGGTGTCGTGGTGCAGGCCAACAGCACGTGGGATTACGCGATGGACTTCAGCGGGTTTGCAGCGACATCGACGATCAATTTGGTCAACCGTGGGTACATCATCGGCAAAGGTGGCCGCGGTGGGGAAGGCGGTTATGCGATGAACGCCTCTTCTGGGGCTGGAGAATTTCTTGAGAATGGAGGTCGAGGTGAGGATGGTGGCGATGCGATCAGAGGGCCGGGGGCCGGTATCACATTCACCATCACAAACGGCTCTGGCTACATCTGGGGCGGCGGAGGTGGCGGCGGCGGGGGCGGCGCTTCTGTACAAAACGCGGTTAATGTAGGAAACAACTCTGGTGGAGGAGGCGGCGGAGCAGGAGGCGGTGAAGGCGGACGTGGAGGTCGCGGCAGAACTATTGGTGGTCAACAAGAAGCGAACAGCGGCACTGGCGGTAGCAGCGGACGCAATGGGACTTTTGGCTTGGGCGGTGTAGGCAGTGGGTTTGGTTCTTCTAATGGCGGGAATGGAGGGGATTTTGGTCAAGCTGGTGCTAACGGAGTCCCAAACACCTTTTACAGCTTCGCGCAGGCAAGCGCTGGTGTCGGTGGCGGAGCAGGACGCGCAATTTTTCTGGATGGTGGATCTCCACCGACGTTTATTTCTGGAAGTGGTTCCCCGAACGTGAAGGGAGCGATTTCTTGACATGGCTGGCCCGCGCGCAGCACGGTACGTTGATTTCCGTGTGGCCCCGGGCCTATTCACGGAAGAGACTGATCGTGGGGCAACAGGACGCTGGAAAAACGGCGACAACGTGCGTTGGTTCAAGGGCTTGCCAGAAAAGATTGGCGGGTTCGTGGCGCAGCCGCTGACTGACGATAACGGCAATCCAGCGACATACATATCAAAAGCTCGCTCAAACCATCAGTGGGAAAGCCTTGATGGAGAGAACTGGATCGCATTGGGTACGGTGTGCAAGCTGTACCTGATCAACAACAACAAGCTCTACGACATCACGCCGATTCGTCGGACGGTTGCGCTGATCAACCCATTTTCTACGACCAATGGGTCTACGACAGTCACGGTCACGGACGTTCTCCATGACGCCTTGGATGGCGATCATGTTCGATTCAGCGGGGCTACTCCGGTAGGTGGGCTCACCATAAACGGCGAGTACACGATCAGCGTGGTCGATCAAGACACGTACACCATCACCGCGTCTTCCGCTGCCACGTCAACGGCGACCGGAGGCGGCACGGTTCAGGCTGAATACGACATTTCTTGCGGCCTTGAATCAGATGGCACCCTTTCTGGCTACGGCACAGGCGACTATGGCGAGGAAGAGTACGGCACCCCAAGGACAGGATCGACATTCGGTGGCTTTGCTCGGGTCTGGTCTCTTCAGAACTGGGGCGAGGATCTGTTGGCGTCCCCGAGCGGCGGGACGTTGTACTACTGGGACAGATCGCTCGGCCCGACATCACGGGCTGTCGTGATTCCGAATGCCCCGGACAACATTGAGCTCATGTTGGTCTCGCCTGATGATCGTCATGTCATTGCTTATGGCGCGAACCTGATTTCCACTGGCGAGCAGGATCGCATGTTCATCCGCTGGTGCGCGGCGGAGGACTTTGATGATTGGACCCCGACGACCACGAACGACGCTGGGTCGAAGCGTCTTGACGTAGGATCGCGCATCGTGACGGCGGCGAGGTCTCGCGATCAGATCCTGATTGTCACTGACAGGGCGGCGTACGGCCAGACTTTTGTCGGGGCTGGAGATGTTTTCGACTTCCGTATGTTGGGCGAAGCCATCAAGCCAGTTTCCAAGCAGTGCTCAATAGACGTAAACGGTACGTTCTACTTCATGGGAGAGGACGACTTTTACATCTATGACGGCACGCTTCGAGTCATGGAGTGCGATATCAGCAGGCTGGTTTTTGGAAGCATCAGCCGACAGAATCAGTCAAAGGTTCATGTACGGTACAACAAGGAATTCACTGAAATCTGGTGGAGCTACCCGTCATCCGGGTCGGCTGAAAACGACCGAACAGCGATCTACAACACTGTAGAGAAGTGCTGGTATTACAGCTCTATCGCCCGTGAATGCGGCCTTGACCGCAATACGTTCTACAACGCGCCAGTCGCGTTTCGCAACGGGCAGATGTTCATTCATGAGTCAGGTGTCAATGCAGGCACATTGCCGCTTTCGTCGTTCATTGAAAGTTACGACGCCGAAATTCAGGAAGGCGGCGATGTTTTTGGTCTGGTCAATCATCTGATTCCTGACTTCAAGTCACTCACGGGTTCCGTGAACGTGAACCTTTTCGGCCGCGAGTATCCGGCATCTCCGCTTGTTAGCACTGCGGTACGGGTGGTTAACTCCAGCACAGTCAGGGTGGACCTTCGCATCAGGAAACGGCAAATTGGCATCCGGATAGCATCCACGGCCCTAGGCGTCCATTGGCGCATGGGTACTTGGCGGTTTCTTGCGACGCCATATGGGAGACGCTAATGAGTTCTAGGCTGATTCCGGTTCGAGACATTCAGTTTGGCCAGCAGTACGATCCTGAGAAGATGCGTCGCCTTGTGGAAGCGCTCGCCTTCATGACGAGCGAGGTGCGCAAATTGCAGCAGACCCTCGGCGCAAGTGGCGTTGGCGAGGTCAATACAGGCGCAAACGTCGGGACTGGGGTGGGTCTGTTTCGCAACAAGACCGGCCTGACTCTGAATTTCCGATCACTGCTTGCTGGGTCTGGTGTTTCGATTGCGGTAGTGGGTGATGACGTGCAAATCAGCGTAGGTGCCGGTGGAAGTGGATATCCGGCAGTACTCGGTCATGCGGGGATTTGATGCCGGGGACATTCACATCCAAGCGCTTCGCCGATGGTCGAGTTCCAGCGACCATGAGCCCCATTTTTTCGGTGGGTGCTGGCGAACGTGCTTACGTGAAGTTCGCCAATTTTTACAACGTCAGTACCTCGACGGTGGTCATTGATGTCCGCATTTATTCGGCCGACAGTGGGACTACCAGAAAGTGGCGTCGTATCGAGCTTGAGCAGAATGAGTCGTATGACCTTTTGGAGTATGACAGGTCGGTTGAGCTGAGCCCCGGAGATAGCATTCAGGCTTCAGCTACCATTGGGAACACGATTGACTACGTGATCACGGGGGTCATCGAGACGTGAGTCAGAAGTACGACAGTCTGGGTGACAAGATCCTCGGGGGAAAGCAGATGAACATCGGCATGTCCACAGGGGGCAATACAGGCGGTATCAGCGGGCTCGCGTCAAAGCAGCTCGTATTGGTCGGCGCTGGCGCTCTCTCGTTGTCTCAGTCCCTCGTGGCTGGATACGGAACTGTATCCTTCTCTGTTCCGACTCAATCGCACCAGACTCTCGGGCTTTATGCCGGTAGCCAGACTATCGGGCAAAGCTCAAGCTCGACTGTAGACGCGCGCTCTTTGACGTTTGTCGGCGCTGGCAACGTCAGTGTCGGCTTGTCGAACGGGTCATTGATGATTTCCGGGGCGACGGGAGGGGTGCTGACTTTCTTCGCAAGCAGCAACACGACCGGGCAAAGCTCAAGTTCGACGTTCAATCAAAGCTCGATCAACATCCGTGGGGCTGGCGGCGCTTCGGTTGGATATTCCGGCGGAGATCTGGTCATCTCTGCGCCTGCTGCTGGCGGCACGCTGACTTTCTTCGCAAGCAGTAACACGACTGGGGAAAGCTCAAGCTCAAGTTTCGACCAAGCCTCGATCAACATTCGCGGCGCGGGTATCGCATCTGTCGGGTATTCAGGTGGCGAGCTGATTATCTCGGTGCCTGCTGGCGGCGGTGTCGGTGACGGTGGAAACGTTCTGGCGGCCGGGACGCAGACGGCGACGACGCTTGGGACGGTTCTGTTTGCCGACTCGAACGGCATTAGCTTCGGGATGTCGGGATCAACCCGAATCACCGCAAGCTACACGGTCCCGAGTGAAATTTCGGCATTTGCGGTTGGGAATACGACGCAGAGCAGCAGCGGGACGATCCCATTCGCGAACTGGTCAGTGCGCGGCGAAGGCAACGTTTCGGTTGGGGTCAGCAATGGCTCTTTGGTGATCAGCGGCGCTGGCGGCGGTGGGGCTGGCATGAGCGCTGGTCTCACGAATGCTGGCAACACGGCTGGCAACACCGGGACGGTCACGGGCCAAATGGTGCTGGTTGGCGGCAACAACGTCACCCTGTCCGGCAGCACGAATGGCGGCTCGATCACGGTGACGGTCTCTGGGCCTGACACGCAGAACTGGTTCTCTCAAGCTGGCGTCTCGAACCTTGGCAATACGGCCGGTGACACCGGCATGCAGGGGTCTCGACTTGTTCTGGCCGGGGGCGGCGCGGCGACGCTGTCGCAGGCAACGGCCGCGGGAGGGCTTGGAACGGTCACGATCAGCGTGCCCGTGCAGAGCGCGCAGTCCCTTGGGGTATATGCCTCGTCCCAGACTACGGGCCAGTCGTCGTCCTCGACGGTCGATGCTCGCTCTCTGACCGTAGTGGGTCAGGGAGGAATATCGGTCGGCATGTCCGGCGGAAGCCTGCTGCTGTCTGGCGCGACTGGAGGCGGGAACTTCTCTGGCGGTATCTCGAATCTAGGCAATACGGCTGGAGACACTGGAGTTGTCTCTAACCGGCTTGTGTTGGCAGGCGTGGGCGCTGCGACGCTGAGCGGTTCGACCAACGCTGGATCCGCGACCGTCTCGATTTCTGTGCCGTCACAGTCTGTTCAGACGGTCGGAGTTTACGCTTCAAGCAATACGACGGGCGAATCAAGCTCTAGCACATTTGACGCCCGCACGATGTCTTTCCGTGGGGCGGGCGTGGCCAGCGTTGGCATGTCTGATGGAGAGATTTTGATCTCGGTCCCGCCGGGTGGCGGCGGAGATGGATACAACCTGATCGCAGCAGGCACGCAGACCGCGACCTCGGCCGGAACTGTTCTGTTTGCCAACTCGAACGGCATCACGTTTGGGATGGACGGAAGCACTCGCGTTACTGCGAGTCACAATGGCCTCACGACTCAGTTTGGGCAGGCGTTTTCTGCTCCGGGCGGGTCAAGCTCTTTCCAAACTTTGGTATTTGCGAACAGCAACGGCGTCTCATGGAGCAATAGCAACGGGTCTGTCGTTGCGTCGGTGGAGACGGATTACGCGGCTACCAATCACAGCCACGGAAATCCGACTCTTGCCTTGACCAATCTCAGCGGTACGACGGCAAGCAACAGCAATGGACTCACGCTGAGCTTGTCTGCGGCAGACCCGGGTAGCGCTGGATCGCTGACGTTCTTTGCGACCGGTAACACGACGGTCAACAGCAGCGGGACCGCTGCGCTGTCGTCGCTCCTTATGCGTGGTTACGGCGTCGTGTCTCTAGGCACGTCGAACGGGTCCATTTTGATCAGCTCCCCAGATGCTGCGGATTTCACGTTCTTGTCGGTAGGAAACAGCAATCTCGGCAACACCCAAGGCGACACTGGCGTCGTAACTGGACGAATGGTCCTTGTCGGCACCGACATGGTATCGCTCAGCGGGTCTACGGATGCTGGTTCTATCACGCTGTCAATCCGCGCAACGCAGAGCAATCAAACAGTCGGGTTGTATGCTTCCAGCCAGACGACCGGCCAGTCTAGTTCAAGCACTGCCGATGCGCGGTCTTTGACATTCGTCGGCGCTGGCGGTGTCTCGGTAGGTCTCAGTAACGGCAGTTACATCATTTCTGGCGGTGCATTCACGGCTGGCATCAGCGGTGGTAACACGGTTGGAGATACCGGGACGGTTACTGGCCAAGTGGTTTTTGCTGGTGGCGCGAATATCACGCTGTCCGGTTCTAATGATGGCGCATCTCAAACGATCAGCATCATCGGCGGCGCTGGTGGCGCTGGCTATTCGGCCGGTGTCAGTAGCTTCGGAAATACCGCAGGAGAGACTGGCCTGACCGGAACGAATCTCGTGTTCGTCGGAAGCGGTCCAGTGTCTCTTTCTCAGACGACTGGGGCGAACGGCGGTACGATCACGATTAACGCTCCGGCAGTGTCCAGCCTGAGCGCAAGCGGGATTGTCTCCATCGAAACGAACGGTTCGACTGTTTCGATTGGAGCACCGGCGTTCTCTGCGGGCATGAGCACGCAAGGGAACACGGCTGGCAATACAGGGCTTGCGTCTCAGCGCATCGTTTTTGTTGGGTCGAGCAACATCACGCTGTCAGGCTCTACCGATGGCGGGTCGATGACGATCAGCATCAGCGGAGGCGCAGGCGGAAATACTGGGTACATCAGCGCTGGCACAGCTACTGCAAGCCTCGGCACGGTAGTTTTCTCGAACAGCAACGGAGTGAGCTTCGGGGTAGATGGCCAGACTGTCACGGCTTCCATTGCGACGTCTCTCACGAATATCAACGTGAGTGCAGGAACCGCAAGCCAGAATCTGTCTGCTATCGAATTCGTGAACTCGAACGGCATCTCATTCGGGCTTGACGCTGGCACGATTACCGCAAGCCACAATGGCCTGACTTCGCAGAGCAACCAAGCCGTCAGTGGATCGAACGGAAGCGCCACCTTTGAGACGGTCTCATTTGGGAACTCAAACGGAATGTCTTTCTACCTGACCAATGGGTCAGTGGTAGGCAGCTACACCGTTCCAACGCAGTCGGCGCAGACGGTCGGCCTGTACGCTTCTTCTCAGACTACTGGACAGTCCTCAAGCTCGACCGCAGACGCTCGTTCCATCACGTTTGTTGGGCAGGGTATTGTTTCTGTCGGCCTGAGCCAAGGCAGCTACTTGGTCTCTGCAACGCAATCCGGTCAGGCGGCGAGCGGGCAGAACGGCAGCTTTGAGTTCCAGACACTGAGTTTCAGCAACGCAAACAACGTCAGTTTCGGAACCTCTGCCGGAAGCGCCATCACCGCTTCTATTCCGGCCGGAGCCACGGCGACCGGAAACGTGGGGGCCATTTCCGCAGCAGGCGATTCGGCCAGCTCCGGAACCATCGTGTTCTCGAACTCGAACAACGTCAGCTTCGGGATGAACGGGAACACCTTGACGGCCACGGTCACCGTGCCCGCACAGTCCGTGCAGACGCTCGGCTTGTATGCAAGCAGCCAAACGACAGGACAGTCTTCAAGCAGCACTTTCGACGCTCGCTCTATCACATTCGTCGGCGCTGGAAACGTGTCTGTCGGAATGTCAAACAGCAGCTACATCATCTCCGGCAGCGGCGGAGAAACACGTCTGACGGCATACGCTACGGGCAACACGACCCAGTCATCTACTGGTACTCAAGCGCTCAGTTCTATCTTGTTCCGTGGCGAAGGTGTTGCGTCCGTTGGCGTCACGAACGGCAGCGTTGTGATTTCTGTGCCTGCTGGCGGCGGCGGTGGATTCACTGGAGGAATGAGCACCCAAGGAAACACCGCAGGAACGACCGGGCTTGTCTCTAATCAACTTGTGTTCGTCGGCACTGGGCCTGTTTCTTTGTCGCAGTCCGTGAATGGAGCGAGCGCTACCCTGTCAATCGATGGCCCAGCGGTGTCGTCGCTGTCTGCTACTGGCGGTTTGTCAATCAGCACGAACGGCTCTACGATATCCATAGGGTTCGCGCCGAGAACTGCGACAATGTGGGATCCATTGAATCAAGCGGTGAAAGTCGCTGGTCAGGTTGGAAACGCGAGTCTTCATATCGTTCCGCTGCCTACAGCAGCCGACGCAGCACTTGGGGAATTTCAAGTAAATAGGCTTTGCATCCCGCTGTACGTGAGCAACGCAAGCAACAGCACCGGAACTCTTACGATCTCACACTCATTTGGCTTGTACACAAAGACCGGAAGCAGCTTGTCCTTGTTTGCATCGACTAGCTACAGCACTGCATGGACGTTCAGCGGAACGGAAAGCGCATCTCTGCATCACGGCATCAGGCTGCATACGATTCCGTGGACAACGACGATTAGTGACGGCATGTATTACGTCGCGCAATGGTCTCGCTCAAGCTCAGGTGGCGCGAACGGTTCGATCAGCCAGATTCTGGTCTCTCAGATCGCCAGCAATTTCTCTGGCATATTCGGCGAAGTTACTAACCGTAGCAGACAATGGCCACTTGGTCTCGGGGTATTCAGTGCTTCGGTCACTACTGCGATGCCGTCAAGCATTGCATTCAGCCAGATTGACGGCACCGCATCGGCGGCTGCTAGACCGCCGTCGTTCTTCATGATTAGCGGGACTGCTTGATATGCTTTACAGGTCGGGTTCAAACCTACTCCGATTCTCGGGTGGAGGACTTCTTTCAGATGGATCTGGAAGCAGCGACATCACGCCATCATTGATCGTCGAATACGTAGACGACAACGGCGTTTTGCAAACGACGCCTGTTGTTGACGGCGTTACCACTATCTATGGAACTGCGCCGTTCATGGTCAAATTCGACGCGACCGACACCCGTGCTCCGACCGCATACGCTGCTCAAAGCGAGATAAACGACGAGCGCGCGCATGCCTGTTGGGCTATTGGTTATCGCATCAACTACGGAGAAAACCTAGG